ATCAGAACTTTCTCGATTTCATGACTCTGACAGGTACAGGAGCAACTAGAACTCTTTCATCAATCAATGCACCAGATTTCAATTCGACATCTGATGCTAGACTAAAAGAGAATCTAGAAAAGCTAGATAATGCTGTTGAAAAAGTAATGAAGATGACTGGATATCGATTCAACTTCATTAATGATGCAGAAAAGACTAAGCATTATGGCGTAGTTGCTCAGGAAATAGCTGAAGTCACACCAGAACTAGTAAGTGAAACAAAAGATCACTTAAGCGTATCATATATGGGCTTAGTTCCTCTTCTAATTGAAGCAATTAAGGAACAACAAAAGCAAATTGAAGAGCTAAAAGCAGCTATCAAAAAATAAATTTATCATCGTTGCCTTCTATCCAGCCGCTGATGTCTTGCACTGGCTCAGCGGCTATTTCGCCTCGATCAAAATATCCTAATGGCAACATCTGATCATCAATCTCTGCTAATTGATCGGCAAAAAACTTTTCTCTCAACGAATAATCGTATAAGTCTTTGAACACTGGTTGATTTGTTAGATAAGCAAACATAACAAGTGTCATTGCAAGATCATCAGTCTTACCGTCATCAGCTTTATATGAATTTCCTATTCGTATAAAAGTTGTCATCTCAGATATCATGTCGGCATCATTTAATAGAAGTTTATCATTTTCTATTAAATTCTTTAGTATATCACATCCAATTGCTTTTGTGCGTTTTGTTGTTCTTAGTCCAGGACGTTTTTTATTTCCTCCGCCTTCGCTAATACTATCATTGTCGCTCATATAAACGTTTTCATATTCTAAATCATAAAATAAAATATCTGCGACTTGCTGTCCTAAATCGTTTGTTTCTATTAAAACAAATGCATCATAATATAAATTAGCAATTCTCTCTATTACCTCTGGAAATACTAAGGTTGATATAGTATTATTTCTATATACACATACAACTTTATATGGAATACTTGTAATATCAATTACAGTAAATGCAGAGTAGTCGAGTCCTTTTCCTCTTGATGTATCAACTAACATAACATATGAATGTTTTTCTTGAGGAGGCTCAAATTGTCTTAAAGAATTGGAATTTGGTAATAATAACTTCGGAGTTATTTTTGGCAAAGCTGCTAACTTTGATCCATCCACCAATGTTGCAGAACTTCCAATAAAAGAGCATTCTATTTCTTGTGAATATTTTACTTGTCCAAGAATATTCTTTTGTTCATCTGCCCATGCTTGAGTTCTTAATGGATGATCTGACCAATGTGCGCTTACAGCTATAAATCCATTTGTGGTTTGTTCTGCTTCTGTCCATAATTGATAATAATGATTTAATCCATTTGGAGTAGATACAATAACAAGTTTTGATGTTTCAGATGATGATATTGTTGGAAAAACAGATGCTATGAATTCCTCTGCTAAACTTGGACGTAAGAATGCGAATTCATCAAGTAGAAGAAAGTTAACGCTACTTCCACGAATTGCACTCGCAGATGTTGCTGCACAAGAAACTCTGGATCCATTTTCAAGACTAAAAGATGTTTTGTTCCACTCTTTAACGCCTTGTTGCAGCCATTTAGGACAATTTTCAAGAATAAACTGAACTCTTGAAAAAATTTCCTTAGCTGTATTCATTTTGTTTGCTAATATGACAGAGTTTTTATCGGATTCAAACAAACAATACCAAGAAATAAATCCAGCAACAGTTGTAGATTTTCCACTCTGTCTAAATAGTTTAGCTAATATTTTTCTATTATTTTTTATAGATAAAATCAACTTTTTTTGATACTTGTATAGTCTAAATGGAACTATACCTTTATCGAGCGAAACAATCTTACCATAGTTTTCTAAAAAATATATTGGATCAGTAGAGCACTTTGCATATTCTTGTATTTGATGTTGTGTGAACTCGATTTTTTCACCAACTTGTTTTAAGTTAGGATTTCCTAAATATCCTTTAACTTTCTTTGTATTTTGCATAAAATATACATAAACTGTTGTTTTATTAAATACTTAGAAACGCAGAATTCTTATAACGAAAGGCATAATATGGCTACTTTTTTAAGCCCTGAAGTACAGGTTAGAGAGATTGATCTAACCATCACAACGCCAGGAGTTGCTACTTCTACTGGTGCTTTTGTAGGTGAATTTACATGGGGTCCAGTAAATGATGTTACTCAAGTAAGCAATGAAGCTGTTCTTGTTTCTAGATTTGGTAAGCCAACAGATACAAACTTTGCTTCATTTTTCTCAGCAAAGAACTTTTTAGATTATTCAAATAATCTAATGCTTGTTCGTGTAAGCACTGCGGGACAATTAAATGCTGTATCAACTGGATCAGCCGTAAAGATTGGCAATCAAACAACATATGACACATCATATGCTGCTGGAGAAGCCTCCGTTGGAATGTTTGCTGCAAAATATCCAGGAGAACTAGGAAATTCTTTAAAAGTTTCTATGGCAGACTCTACTACATATAGTAGAACTTTGACAGGAACAGTAACTGTTACTTCAGCATCTAACGTTGTTACTGGTGTAACAACAGCATTTACAGATGAACTTACTGTTGGTTCATATATTACTGTAACAATATCTGGAACAGACTATAAAAAGCAAGTAACCCAAATTGATAGTGCAACATCATTACTAGTTGATTCTAACTACACAGCAAGCGGCACTTCTCTAGCGGCGGTTGGAGAATGGGAATATGCTGATCAGTTCAATGCTGCTCCTGTTGATAGCAATAAAGCACTAGATATGGGCGCATCAAAAGACGGTCTACACATCGTAGTTGTTGATGAAGATGGTCGTCTAAGTGGTGTTCCTGGAACAGTTCTAGAGCGTTTCGATAACGTTAGCAAAGCGTCTGATGCTTTCCGCTTTGACGGAACTTCTGGCTACTATAAAACAGTTCTAAACAATAATAGTTCTTATGTATGGTGGATGGATCATCCTGACACAGCAGATATAACAGCAGTTGGCACAGATTTCGGCGCAGCAATCGTAGCATCAACACAATTTGATACACTGAAAAAGCCAGTTAGTCGTTCACTCTCAGGCGGAGCCGATGGCGCAGCAGCAACAACAGGCGAACTTCAAACTGCATATGATCTATTCAAGAATGTAGAACAGATTGATATATCTTTAATATTCACTGGAAAAGTTGTTACAGATGTAGCAAGATACGTAATTCAGAATGTAGCAGAATATCGTAAAGATGCAATCGCATTCGTATCTCCTGTAGATACAAGCGGTGATCCTATAATTGGAGATACTGCTGAATCTCTAGAAAAGATTATTGCATACTACAATACTATCAACGTTAATAGCTCATACGGCATATGTGATTCTGGCTTCAAGTATCAATATGATAAGTACAATGATGTATATCGCTGGATCCCTCTAAATGCTGACGTTGCTGGTCTATGTGCAAGAACAGATTCAGTTGCTGAACCTTGGTATTCTCCTGCTGGTCTAAATCGTGGTCAAATTCGTAATGTAACTAGACTTGCTTACAATCCAGACAAAGCTGCTAGAGATGAACTATTCAAGAGAAATATTAATCCAGTAGTTTCTTTCCCAGGCGAAGGTACTGTTCTGTTCGGCGATAAGACTATGCTTCGTCGTCCAAGTGCGTTTGATGCAATCAACGTTCGTAGACTCTTTATCACACTAGAGAAAGCAATCGCACAAGCATCAAAGTATTATCTATTCGAGCAAAACACTGAACTTACTAGACAGCTATTTGCCGGAACAATCAGTCCTCTACTAAGAGATGTCAAGGGTCGTCAAGGCATCACTGATTTCTATGTTGACGTTGGACCAACAGTAAACACTGCTGATACGATTGACAACAATGAACTAAGAGCAAACATTTTCATTAAGCCAGTTCGCTCTATCAGATTCATTAGTCTATCATTCATTGCTACAAGAACATCAGCTAGTTTCACTGAGATAGAACTTTAATATAAAACACGGGGCGAAAATCGCCCCATAAATAAACAAGTTCATAGTAAAGGAAAATAAAAAAATGGCAGATATCACCGGATTTAGAGCGTCGATTCTAAACGGTCTTAATAGACCAAATCAGTTTAGGGTCGAGCTTAGCTTTCCAGGATTCGTTCAGAACTCAACTCTAGCATCAATAGCTGGACAATTTCACTGCAATGCTACATCTTTGCCAGCAAGCATCATTCAGCCAGTGCCTGTATTCTATCAGGGACGGTCTATTAATGTTGCTGGCGAAAGAGAATTTCAGCCATGGCAAGTAATGATTTATAACGAAAACTTCGTTATTAAAGATGCTCTTACTCGTTGGAGTCATGGTATAAATAATATCAGCAACAATACTGGTATCACACAGCCAGCTTTGTATCAAGCAGATCTAACTGTAAGACATCTCGGCAGAAATGGCGATATTATCAAGACAGTAAAACTAGTTGATGCAATGCCAGTAGAGATTGGTCCAATCGAATTAAGTTTCGAAGCAAACAACCAAGTTGAAATGTTTGCATGTACTTTCGTATACAACTACTTTGAAGAATCTGGCATTAACGAATCCTGATTGATACTAAATGGCATATAATATTTTTGGATTTGAAATAAGAAAGGCAGGCACTAAACCTGCCTTAACTACGCCAGCAAACGTTGATGGCGCAATTGAAAACGAATTAACCCATGCTGGCGCATCAGCATATGGGTACTATTTGGACTTGAATAAAAGATTAACAAACGAAGTTGATCTTATAAACAAGTACAGAGCAATGGCACAAGTAGCAGAAATTGATTCTGCTATTGAAGACATTGTTAATGAATCAATCGTTGTTGAAGATGACAAACAACCAGTCAACATTAATATAACATCGATTGAGAATGATATTCCAGAAGAAATACAATTAGCAATATCTGATGAATTTAAAAATATACTAACCCTTTTAGATTTTCACGACAATGGACATGATATATTTCGCCAGTGGTATATTGATGGAAGATATTATAGTCAAATAATAGTTGATGAATCAGATTTAACTGCTGGTATACAAGATATAAGAAATCTTGATCCAAGAAAAATCAAAAAAGTAAGAGATATTACAAAAAAGAAAAATGCTGGCGGAGCAGATGTTGTAGTTGGAATAGATGAATATTTCGTATATAACGAAAATGGAACTCACGCTGCATCTAATGGAATAAAACTATCTCCAGATACTATCATACATGCATATAGTGGCTTAGTTGATGAATATAATAACGCTATATCATATCTACATAAAGCTATAAAACCATCGAATCAACTTCGATATATGGAAGATGCTGCTCTAATTTATACGCTATCAAGAGCACCATCTAGAAGAGTCTTCTATATTGATATCGCTGACATGCCAAAGCAAAAAGCAGATCAATATATGCAAGGCATAATGACAAAATATAAGAATAAAATTGTATATGATTCTGCTAATGGTGAAATAAAAGACGATAGAGTTCATATGTCAATGCTGGAAGATTACTGGCTTCCTAGACGCAGCAATGGTCGTACTACAGAAATAACTACTCTTCCATCAGAAAACATAACTGGTCAAATGGACAATGTTATGTATTTCATGAATAAATTGTATGGTGCACTAAATGTTCCATTAACAAGACTTAGACCAGAAACTGGATTCTCGCTTGGCAGAGCACAAGAAATTTCTAGAGATGAAGTAAAGTTTTCTAAATTTATTGATCGACTTAGAAAAAGATTTAGTGGTATATTTTTACAAGCATTAAGAGTGCAGTTAATATTAAAAGGAATAATAACTCCAGAAGACTGGGATTTTATTCGTTCTAGAATATCATTTGATTTTATGAGAGATAACTATTTCTCTGAATTAAAAGATGCTGAAATTTTAGCTAGTAGAATTCAGATGGCAGAACAAGTTATGCCGTTAGTTGGCACATATTATTCTCCAGATTTTGTAAGACGCAGAATTTTAAGACAAACAGATGATGAAATAGAGCAAATGCAAGCAGATATAGCAACTGCACAGAAAAATGCATCAGTAGAAATGCCAAACGAACAATCAGATGATGAAGGAGAAACTAAAAATGAAAAGTGATTCAGCAGAATTTTTGAAACTTGTAAAACAAAATGAAATGCTCGAAGCAAAGAAAGTTTTTGAGCAATCTATGAATTCAAAAGTAGTATCCACCATAACAGAATTTAGAAAAGAAGTCGCAAAAAACTTTTTTAACAAGACCGAAAATGGACATCAAAAGACTAGCTAATGTGATATTCGATAGAGGACAAAAAATACCTCAAACTCGATATGCGATGATATGCGAAGCAATCAAGAGTGATAGATTTACTCTTGATGAATATGTTCTTTCATACAAAACAAAAGAAAAGTTTTTAGATAAAGTTGCATATAAATTGAACGATGGAACAAACGTTATTGTTTCAGAAGCAACAATTCAAAAGTTGAATACGTTAAATATAAATACAACTGTACTTGAAAAGTACATGTCTGAAAACTATTCTAATTTCAAGAAAGTAATAGGAATCGTAGCAAATGGCAATAACTAAAACAGTTTTAAAAATGAATCACATTGAGGCTTTGGTAAAAGTCGTCAATGATGCCGCTGCTTCTGGTTCTGCTACTATTGATCTAGATGTAGATCTATTAAAAGCAAATGAAGAATTAACAGGCGAAACACCAACAGTGAATCTTGGCGCGATTGAATGTTCAGTCGCAGTTGGAGCAGAAACAACAATTACCAGAAATAGCATTGTAATAAACAACATGTTTGAGAACACCCAAGCATTTGAACTTCCTTGGGGAGCAGATTCTCAACAAAATACAAGCGATATCGTAGTATCTTTTACTGGCAAAGGCACAGTATATCTAAGATTACTCAAGCTAAAAGGATATCGTCCATTATTCAGACCAGAACAAGGAGTCAATTTAATATGAAACTCCTATTAGACACAGCAGTTTCTACTAAAGTACTCACTGAGAGTACTCTTGAAGGCGAAAAGAAAATGTTCATTGCCGGACCGTTTCTAATGCATTCAAAAGAAAATAGAAACGGAAGAATCTATAGCAAAAAAGGCATGGATGAGGCAGTAAAAAAGTACAACGAAGAATTCATAAAAAAATCTCGTGCTTTGGGCGAATTGAATCATCCTGCTGGAAGACTACAAGTAGATCCAGAAAGAGCATGTATTCTAACCACAGAACTTAGTCCTGACGGCAATTATTATTATGGCAAAGCAAAAGTTCTAAGCACACCACTTGGTAAAGTTTTAGAAGCACTTCTATCAGATGGTGTATGTGTTGGAGTATCTTCCCGTGGCGTTGGATCAGTAAGCAAAAAAGGCAAAGTCACATATGTTGGAGAAGATTTTAATCTAACAAGTGCAGCAGATGTAGTTTTCGATCCAAGTGTTGGAGAAGCATTTGTTCAACATCTCATGGAAGAAAAAGAATATCTATTAATCGATGGTCATTACATTGAAAAAGATCTATTTGAATCAAAAGCTAAAATCAAAAAAGTGCATTCATCTAAACTTCAAGAAGCAAAGTTGGCTGCATTTCAAGATTTTATCAACAAGATTCAAATGGTTAGTAAATAAGTAATAATACATTCGAACGAATTAAGAAGGAATCTAAAATGACATTAGAAGATCAGATCAAGGCTCTTCTCGAAGCCAAAGAAGATAAAAAAGAAGACGATCAGGCTAAGGAAAAAGAGCAAGCTGATCGTGTCGAAGATGAGCCTGCTGTAAAGGTTGATAATCCTATGGATCCATCATTGGGTTCCTCTGAAGAAGAGCCAGCTTCAATGATGCCACAGACAGATGATGAAAAAGAAGAAGAGTCCGACGAAGAAGAAAAAGAAGACGAAAAAGAAGAAGAAGAGGACTCTGACGACGATAAGAAGAAGATGCAAGAATCCATTTCTGATCTTCTAGGAGATGAATTCAGTGATGAATTCAAATTAAAAGCTGCAACTATTTTCGAAGCAGCCGTAAAAGCACAAGTATTAGAATTTAAGGCTAAGTTAGAAGAAGAGCATACCTCTAAACTAGCTAAGTTAGAAGAAGAATTCGAAGAGAAGTTTGCAATTCGTTGCAAGCAACTTGATGAAGAAACAAGTGACAAGATTGATGGATACCTCAGCTTCTTAGCCGAGGAGTGGAAGAAAGATAATGCAATTGCTCTAGAAGCAGCAATCAAGACTGAGCTAACTGAATCATTCATTAGCAATCTGAAGACCCTGTTCGAACAACATTATGTAGATTTGCCAGACGATAAGGTCGATCTATATACTCAGTCTCTACAGGAAAAGGCAGAACTTGAAAAAGCTCTAGCTACATCAGTAACTACTATGAAACAAATATCTGAGGAACTCGCTCAGGTAAAACGTGAACAAATTATTGAAGAATCTGTGAAAGATTTTACCAGTCTAGATATTGCTCGTTTTAAGACTCTAGTCGAAGATTTTGCCTACGAAGACGAAGAAACTTTCAAGAAGAAAATTTCAATCGTTAAGAAGTCATTCTTCGAACAAAAACAGAGTTCCGTTAAGGAGCAACTAACAGAAGATCTCGTCAACTCACAAGAAATTGTAGAAGATATTTCTCCTGTTGAAGTTCCACAAGAAAACCCAGTTATGTCAACTTATCTTCGCGCTTTAAGCAAGAAAAAGTGACATTTCTTTAAATAAATCTATCAAATCTTTTTAAAGGAAAACAAATGTCCAAAATCGATCTAGTCCAGAAATGGGCTCCAGTGCTAGACGCCGAAGGCGTAGCACCTATCGCTGACGACTATCGTCGTCGTGTAACCGCCAGACTTCTTGAGAACCAAGAAATCGCCAATATCGAGTCACGCCAAGCTCTTTTCGAAGATGCTCCAGCAAACTCAGTTGGTTCATATGGCGACAGCAACGGTATCGCCAAGTACGATCCAGTTCTAATCAGCCTAGTTCGTCGTACAATGCCACAACTCATCGCTTATGACGTTTGCGGCGTACAACCACTAAGCCAGCCAACCGGTCTAATCTTCGCTATGAAGGCTCGCTACACCGATCAAAGCGGTACAGAAGCCCTCTACAACGAAGCTGATTCTTCATTCTCTGGCGACAAGACTGCTGCTTCTGGCACACAAGGCGCAGACGACACCCAACGTGGTACTAACCCAGCCGTTCTAAACGACACAGTTAGCTCACCAGCTACCGACTTCACATACGGCACTGCTATGTCAACTGCCACAGGTGAAGCTCTAGGCACCACCGGCGGCAATGCTTTCGGCGCAATGGCTCTAACCATCGAGAAGAAGGCTGTTGAAGCTAAGACTCGTGCTCTAAAGGCTGAGTACTCAGTAGAACTAGTTCAGGATCTAAAGGCTCTACACGGCCTAGATGCTGAGCAAGAGCTAATCAACATCCTAAGCACCGAAATCACCGCTGAAATCAACCGCGAAATCATTCGTACAATCGCCGTTTCAGCTAAGCCAGGCGCTCAGGCTACAGTCACCCCAGGCATCTTCGACATGGATCAAGACGCCGGTGGCCGTTGGTCAGTCGAGAAGTTCAAGGGTCTAATGTTCCAAATGGAACGTGACGCTAACGTCATCGCTCAGCAAACCCGTCTTGGCCGTGGTAACTTCATCATCTGCTCAAGCGACGTAGCTTCTGCTCTAGCAATGGCTGGTGTTCTAGACTACAATCCTGCAATGCAAGGTACCGAAGTAGTTGACGAGGCTTCCACAACCTTCGCTGGTATCCTCAACGGTCGTTTCCGCGTATTCGTTGATCCATATCTAGCCAACGGTGGCAGCAACACCCACTACGCTGTAGTCGGTCACAAGGGTCAAAGCCCATATCAGGCTGGTCTCTTCTATGCTCCATATCAGCCACTACAACTATTCCGCGCTGTAGATCCAGCTAGCTTCCAACCTAAGCTAGCTTTCAGACAGCGATATGGCGTAGTTGCGCATCCTTACGCTGTACCAACCGCTGTTTCCAGCGATGGTCTAGTTAAGAATGCCAACGTATTCTTCCGTAGAATCGCTGTAACCAACCTTCTATAATTTTATAGAAAAATTAGTTTTAGTTAACTAATAAAAGGGTACCAATCGGTACCCTTTTTCTTTTTTTGACTATATATTATACATGTGATATAATGCTAAAAACTTTATTTTATATGGAAAAAATACTTCTTGCAAGAGATCTGACAAAAGATTTCAATAAAAATATGTGGAGCAGAATGTCAATGCAACGAAAAGATCATGCATTGATAACACAAAATACTCCAACGTTCAAAAAAGCTATAGCAGCAATAGAATCTGCATATCCAGAATTTTCGTGGGAAGAAGCAGCATTTCTAATACGAAATTGTTTAGATGCTCCTGGAAAATGTACATATTGTTCAAAGAAACTTACATTTCGACCAGGAAATGTAAAAGAACCATACGCTAAATTCTGTAGCAATATTTGTAAAAATTCATATCAAGCAAATCCAGCAGCAGAAGAAATTGTAGTTAAAGGAATTTTTTACAAAGATTTTCCTTCGGCTATAGAAACAACTAAAGAATCTAGAAATACTATTAAAAATAAAATTTTTGATTCAAACTATTCAGATTACTACTATGCAAATAATCATCAAGATACATGTATTAAAAAACTTAAAAAGTATTCAGAAAAACTTATCGACATAAATTTCTTAAATGAATTAGTCGAATCTAATAAGCCTT